TGTCCATTTGCTTGGTACTAGATCGCATGCCCTCTGTTGTGGCTTTGTATTGTGCCAATCTATCAAGTTTAAGTTGGTTCAAATTTGCTTTTGCGTCGTCAAGAACTTGCAACATATCAGACTGGCCACGCATGTTTTCACGAAACGCTTGTGCTTGAGCGCCACCTGCTTTTCCCGCTTGATAAGCCTGCGATAATGCCTCATCACCAGCGCCAGTGCTAGTACCGATTATTTTGGGGGCAAGCCGTCCAACCCCACGTACAACACTTTGTGCAACCGGCAATGCAGCGCCAAAAATTGCACCAGTGTCAGCTTCTTCCGGGTTAATCAAACCAGCAGCAGTAGCGCCGGTAGCAGTGCCGCTAAGCAATCGTAATCCAGCGTTTGCAAGCGTAGCACCCCTACCGCCTTGAATGCCGGGCGACACTAAACCGCCACCACGCAGCGCATTGACTATAGCGGGGGCGGCTCTTAATGCTTGAGCGCCTTTTGCAAGTAAGGCAGGCACGCCAGCGGTTCCCGTTATTGCTGTAGCGAATCTTCCGCCTTGGTAGCCAAAAGATTCAGGGTCAGCGCCCAAGTTTTTTAGCCCTTCCTCTGTCGCCGCTCGCCTGTCGAATTGTTTGAACCCGCCAACCCCTGTTTTTTCAGACAGGTATTCAGCAGCCACATCCAAAGGTTTAAGCAACGTCGCGCCAATGTTAGAAGCTTCGCGGATGCCCCCCAAAGTTGCTTGTACTGGTAAGGAACCCATTACCTCTTGTTTAAGCATTTCGCCGAATGACGGTTTGGTCTGTTTTTTGCCAAGATAAGCATCTGGGTCAAAATTTTGTGAAGCCAAATAAGCATCTGGGTCAAATTTAGCCATCATTTCACCCCAAGGCGACGTTTAATTTCAGCGGCACGCGGGTCATTTGAGTTGGCATTTGCCCAATCAATAGCCTGCTGGTCTTGTGGTGATAGTTGTCCAGTTTGCTTTCTACTTTGATCTGTTTGTGAAGAAATTCCAATTCCAAGCCCGAACATTTTGTCAAGATTGTCTAGTGCTTGGATATTTGCCTCGTAACTCAACGTCGGGTCGGTTGCCGCACGTAAGTAAAGCTGCATTTCAGCATTTGAGTTCATTTGCTGGGCAGACATTCCAGTGGCTTCTTTTATAAGATTTAACAATAGTGGGCGCGTTTGCTCAATCTTGTCTCTTGCAATTTGGTTTTTTGCACCGACGGCGCCGCCAATCATTTGTCCTAAAGAAGAAGAACTGCTACGTGCAGCAATATTGCCAATCGACCCTTGATTTTGAGAAACAATGCCGCCTCCTTCGCGCAATGTGTCGTAATAGCCTTTCAATTCCATTAGCGCAGTGTTCATTTGCGATCTGGCTTTTTGTCCTTTTATTTGCTCACGAATCTGAGTGGCGGCTTGTGGAGTATAACGCTGTTGACCAATTGCATCAGATTCATTGACTAGAACTGCATTGCCTGTTTCTGGGTCTAAAATGGAAACCTGCTTTTCTGGCTTATTGGCTATTTCCTGACGACGAAGTTGAATTTCTTGACCTCGCAAAGAAACATTTGCAGCTTCACTGGGCGACATGCCAACAGTAAATGATTGTCCGGCTGCAGGCTTAACAAGTTCAATTTTGTTTCCTCGATTAAGTTGAATAGGGGCTAGGTAAGCCGGAACGGGCGTTCCTATAGGCTGTCCAAAATCATCATACGATTGAATTAGTTTTTCGCCTCTAGCGCCTTCTATTTCAACAGTACGCGCCACCTTATCACGCCCAAAATTGCGCGATTCATAATAAGATTTCACGGTTTCTACCGGAACACCAGCGGCTATGGCTTGCTGTGGCGTTGAGCTTTGCAGAATGGACATTAAGCGTTGATTTTCTTGCGCTTTGCGTTGCTGTTCGGCTTGTTGTTGGGCAAAATTTGCCGCGCCAGTAAAACCCGCCTGACGATAGCCAGCATCAGGCGCACCCATTAGCGCCCTGAAAGCGCCTGGCATATCTTGTGGCTCTGCGGGTCTTGGTGGGCCTGCAACATCAGGTGGCAATACTTCAGCCGGTCGGCCTTGTGATTTAATCAAAAACTCATCTAAAGCAGATTGCATTTTTTCTGCGCGTTGCTGGTTCAAAGCACGAATTTGATTTTCTGCGGCTTTTTCTTCTTTTGTTGCGCCATATTGTTTTAGAGCTTGAACCAAAACCTGATCTATTCCTGGCGCAATATATCGACCGCCGACCATTTGAGCTTCTGGCATTTGAAAACCCTGATTGCGCAATGCTTGCGCCATGCGTCGGCGTTCTTGTGCCGACTGTATTTCAAAATCAAAGTCTTGCATAATCCACCGCCTTATATCCCATTACTTCACTTACAGCCGCTGGGTTTATTTGCTCAACTTCTTGAGCCATGACACCTACATGCTTACCACCGCCCCAAACATACTCAAATTCATAAACACCAACACCAGAATCATGCGTTCCAATTCTTTGAATATTTCGCTTCAATCGAACGTCTGAAAAAGCGCGCCCAGCACCGCCTCCTATTGCTGCGCCCAACTGCGCTCCGGGTAGGCCGCCAAACATACCACCTAGCGCCGCTCCACCAATCCCAAATAATCCCCCCAACGCATTCCCGCCAGCCGCTTGATCTGCGTTGTAAGCGTTCATATCTGCCCTATATTGAGCATTAGCAGCATTCAGGTAATCAGGGCCTTGCGTAGCGTTTTGCAGTGCGAACTGCTGGAACTGAGGCGCTTGTACTTGATTGCCAGAGCGTAGCGCGTTAATCAGGTTAAGCGGTCGGTCTTGCAGATAAGCCTGTTCTTGAAGCGCCGCCGCACGGTTAGCCTGGTCAAGACTGATACCCTGCATTGCAGCTTGCGTCATCAGATCGTTGGCTTGCTGGTTTTGAATTGCCATCTCACGCGAAAATGCGTCAGAACCGAGACCAATGCCAGTATTAGCCAGCCGTTGCCGGGTGGCTTCTTCTTGCGCCTGTAATTGTGGCCTAAGTCTGGCTAAAATCGCTTCTTGCGCGGTCTGTCCGACATTGATGCCTCTAGTTGGTAAACCGCTAACGTCTAGCTCAGGGTTTTCAAATATCCGGCGAGCGCGGTCAAATCCAAGGTTTGCAACCTCGCCGTATTTCCGATTGAGCGCTAGTTGTTCGTCAAGTGCGGCCTGGGCTTCCGGGGTCAGGTTGGTATATTGTTCCCATACGCCATCATCATCGGTCGGTCTTTTATAAGTCAGCGAACCCCAGGGGGTGTATTGATTGATGCGGTTCGCTTTAGTAGCGTATTTTGCGGCCTCTAAATTGCCAGCCGCCGTTTCTTCTGCCGCGCCGCGATAATCTGGCGGGGGTGGTGCGCTTCCTTTGCCGCCCTCTAAAGTTACAGGACGATAACTTAATAGGCCAATTTTACGAAACGCATTTATCGGCAAATCAGGTTGGTCATGAAAATACCGCATACTTTTTCCCTTTAATATATTTACATTCGTCCTTGAACATTCGGAACAAATATATATCGCCATCAGGGATAGCCTGCGCTAATGTTGATTCTAGCGTAAATCCCATCTGCCTGACAAGGCTTATACATTTTTCGTTCGTTGATGCTACCGGAACCGTAATTCGTTTGACGTTTAACTGATTGAATGGGTAGTCGTAGATTATTCCTAAAAACTTTCTGTTCGCCCAGTTTCCTTCACCAGCGATATGGCAAAAGATATTCGTTCCTGAGTAATCTTCGTAAACTACGCCAGCGTTTAATTTCCCGTCCTTAATCTGGCCGATAGCAGTGCCGCGTCTAGGCGTCCATTCGCCGCCTGCTTTCTCAAGCACCCATTGCCCGACTATTTCGGCGTCAAAGCACAGAGTTGGCAGGCTGGTAGACATAATCGACATTGGTGAATCGTACTTCTGCCCCGTTATTTTGCACTTTAAGCCTTAGCGCGGCAGAGTTTGCCACCGCGCCAACAGTATTCCAGCCAGTCGTCGAACGAAGCCCACCACCCCAAACCATTGAACCCCATGTCATTGAACCCCACACCATACCCGTAGGCGCGACAAAACTTAACGTACCTTGTGGGTCTTGTGCCAAGTAGTTTGTATTCAGTCCATATAACGCAGTCGGGTTTCCGCTTGTTAAAATGTACGGGCGCACCATGGTGAAATACTTATTGAATGCCTTATTGCCAAAGTAACCGAAGGCGGGCAAACAATCAGCTTGTATGGGCGCAGATACGTCAACATTTGACACCCACGCTTTGTAGACTTTGGTGTTGTCTGCGTAATAAAGCCCAGTTGAGGCACGCAACAACACGTTCGCATTCCAGCCGGTGAACTTAGTCCATGCGCCGGTTATTGTGTTTTGAGCAAACTGATACGCCCCTCCAGTGGCTGGTACGTTCAATAGCATCATGTTTTCTTCAGGGGTAAGGCACAATTGCCACCCGAATGCCGACGAGAAAGAATTTGCCGCTATTGAGACACTATTCTGTATATTGTCCGTCAACGCCACCCGTCTATCGACGCTGGCAGACAATAACCCTCTACCCAAAGGAAAGACACCCTCGGTCGTATTAACAGCCAGATCGCCACCGTATTTTGCCGCGCAACGTCTGCCTAGTGGTCGCCCAAGCTGAAACACTCCGATAATCGAAAAATCACCGCCAGCCCCCGGATTACTACCCCGGTACACCGCTACCTCGCCATTAGTCGATAGCACGACGAAATGGTCATCAGCACCAGAACCAGCGTCAACCGTCCATGTATAACAAGCCTGAATTGAGCCGCCATTCCTGAATACACTGGACAAGTCAAGAGTGCCAGCAGCGCCCCCAACCTGACCAACCGGCAGAAATGCCACCGTCATGCTGTTTTTAACGACAAAGTACAGCCGCGACTTAAACACGCAAACATGCACCAGGCTGGTAGTCGTAACGCCTGTAATTGAAGGCGACGACGCGCCGTCAATAGCTGTCCAGGTGGTTCCGTTGAATAACTGAGGCTTATCTACCCCGTTCACCAGGTACAAAAAAGACCCACCAGCGGTCGTCACGTTAGCATCTTGCCATTGCGCCGAAGTTTGGCCGGTAACGACTGCCGCGCCAAGCGTTCCAGCGGTTGTAACGTCAAATATAGACCCGCCAGCCGCAGCAAATAGCTTAGATACGCCTGACGTTGGAAGATACTCAACCAGCGTTTGCACTGGGTTTGTAAAGCCGGTAACGTGGTTTGCGCTACCTTTTCTGATGCCTAAGTAACCCGGATACGGCCACCAGTTATCAAGAATCAACGCATACTGAGCAGGCATGTCGGCAATGCTGTCGCGGTCATTGAGACCACCAACTGGGGCGGGGATAGAGGTAGCGCGTGCTGTTGCCATTATTTGATGCCCATTAAGCCTAATGGCTGATTGTTGCGCTCCAATATTCTGAGCATGTTTTCATTTCCGGGGAATACCACAAAGTTTGAAGTGCCAGCGCCAGCGCC